ATCAAAAGTGACTGACAAAGTTAAAATAATTTTGTGAGTCACTTTATTTTTCAATTGAAAAACTTGTATATAAACATGTAACATATATGCAGGAGGAGTTAACTATGAACGGATTAAAAGTGGCGTTAGACAATAAAATATCAAATATCAATTTTGAGGATTTAGTACCTTATTGTATTTTTCCCAACTCATTTATTCGAAACGGAAAGATACCCCCACAACAGAAAGTATTATTTGAAATACTTTGTAGTTATGACTTTATGGACAAAGAAGGTAAACGTAAAGGCTGGTGTGATCCTAGTTTAGACACTATATCTGGACAAATGGGATTGAAAAAAAGAGCGGTGCAAGTACACCTTAAGAGATTAGTGGAAGGTGGATTAGTTACTGTTATTTATAGAAACAATGCTACAGAAGGACACAGAAGCTCAATATATGTTTTAAACATACTTCCAGGATTAAGTGACGCTGATTTAAAAAGAATCGCCCTGACAAGAAACCTAGATATCAAGCATTTAGTTTCCGGACTTAACACTATTAAAGTACAAACAAGCGAAGGAATGAAAGACATAGCTAATGAAGAATTTGACTTACAGTATATAGTAACTGGACAACGTGCTAGTGAAATTATTGAAGGGGAAATAGCTACACCAGAAGATATTATAAGTGATGATGAAGAAGCAGATGTAAGTGTATTTGAACGGGAGGGACTAACTAATGAACTTAAAAATGATAATAAGAACACTAAACAAGAAGTACAGGACAACGAAGACGATATTAAGATTTCGTTTAAGAAATCAACAGTAGTAATTAATCCTAGCGAAAGAAGAAAACAAGTTAAGAGCGAAGAGTTTAACAGTAAAGATGCAGTATCTAGAATGTTAGCTGGAAATTATGATGATTTGAAACCATTAGATTACTGTAAATACTTTAAACATAAATATGAAATAAAATATCCTACTGAAAAACTTATAATAGATAGAATAAAAGACACGGTAGCTATAAAAAACAGATTAAAAGATATGGAACCCGAAGTACTAGTACAAGTACTAGAGTACTACATTGAAAACTATCATAGATTATTTTACACAAACGAGTACAGGAGACCAAAAATCTATCAACTAGGTATTGCTTGGGTATTTAATAAGCTGTTAGAAAACTTTTATTATGCACAGAAGTCTAAAATTGACGAAACTCCTCAAGAAATTAAAACAGAAGAAGTTAGACGCCAAGTATTTTAGTAATATTCTATTATTCATCTGCATATACTATACAAACAGTAAAAATAGGGGGAATGTATTATGTCTTGTAAAATGTGTGGAATGTGCTGTAAAGCGATAGTATTAAGTCAAAGTCCTGAGGTACTAGAACAAATGGCGGACGATAAAAATTTATTAAGTGATGCAAGTTTTATACATGCAAATTGGGAATCAATCACTCAAACTGAGGCTTTAGTAATAAATCCTTACTTACAACATTGGATTAAACATGGTAATGATGAGAAATATTTTTATCGTTGCAAATTATTAATTGATAATAAATGCAGTATACATGGTACGGAACAAAAACCTCATGTATGTACTGGATATCCGTTTTACAATAGGATTCCGGAAAAGGATTACTTATTTTATACAAAAGACTGCGGTTATCAGCCCGATCTAGAAAAATTGTTTCAGGAATTGAACAACCAAAAATATAACGAAGTATTAAAAAGTGTGGATACAGAAACATGTTGTTCGGAATAATTATTGTAGGTATAATTATTGTTTTATTATATTTAGAAGAGAAAGGGTGGAATAACATTGAGTAAGCTACAAATATATTCAGATGGCGCAAGTAACGTTCATAGTCCAAAACTTCCAGGAGGCTGGGCATACGTAGTAGTTCATAGGAACATGATGATGTGTAGTGATTGGGGTGGGGAGCAACAAACAACTAATCAACGTATGGAACTTATGGGGGCATTAAAGGGACTACAAAACTTGCCTAATCGTAATGAGCTAAAGGGCATACAATATGATGAGGTTGAAGTATTAACGGACAGCGCCTATTTATACAGATGTATGACTGAAATGTGGTACATAGATTGGCAATTTAAAGACTGGATAGGAAGCGAAGGCAATCCTGTGAAGAATAGAGATTTATGGGAACGGCTTATATCATTAGTTCGGGAATATAAAGCTAAAGGTATAAAAATAGTATGGACAAAGATACGAGGTCATAAAGGAGTACTTTATAACGAAGTGGCAGACAAACTAGCAGTTAAGGGAAAGAAGTTCTATAGCTAGGGGGAACTAAACATGTCAAAACTAAACGATACACTCGATTCAATACTAAGAAAGTATTATCATAAAAACACGCCTCCCACTGAAAAAGAGGTATGTCTAAATGTCTTTAAAAGAAAATGTGCTAGTAATAATATAAATGCAGACAACTATATAAAAGAGTTTGAGAGAAAGAATGCTCCAAAGACTGAGAAGAAGGATCCATTCGAGTCCAAAAGTCAGTGGAAATATGAAAGTGCTTCATGGGACGATATATTTAGAAGAGCTTCGCAACAAGGAAGTAGATGGGAGCGACAAGACAATCAACGTAAACAACGAGATGAAGAGAGCGAAAAACGTAGACAAGAGTATTACGAGAAGAATGCTCCACCAAATATGAATAGTTATGCATATTGTGCTCAATATGCGCATACACATGGAGAGATCAAAGATTGTATTTATGAAGTTAAGCTGGACAGAATTATTATACAAGGTTTAAGAATGGTGGGTACTAGATGGGCAATTGAAAACTTTGTATTTTACACAGGAAATGATCCTAAAAAGACAATAAAAGAATTAAAGAAGTACGACATATTTAAGTTTACTTCTAACGGAAGAAGATATAGTGGAAACTTAAATATTAGTAGAATATGGGGAATGGATTTGCATATGAAAGAACATGAAATATACTAGGAGGATTTTATGGGTGATAGATATAAGAAAGCAATTTTATTAGATAATCATTGTAAACATTACCAGTGTAAATATAATAATGTTTTAGGAAGATGCGGATTACCTACCATAATCATAGATACGGCATATACGGGAACTATGTGTTGTTCTTATATAAATAAGTATGCAAAGGAGAATCAAAAATGAAGTGTCAAGTAGAAAAATACTGCAAAAAGTATCCAAAATATTGTAACGATTTTTGCGAAGGATACGTGTTATTTGATATAGTTTATAAAGGAAGCAACATACCACAAAGATATCAATATCCAAGAGAACTTATACTAGAGAGTATTGATATTAATGTGTATAACAGAGTTGCACAAATAATGCAAGGTGTTAATGATTGGGTAGGCTCCGGAAACAGTTTATTATTATATGGAGAAAACAAGGGAAACGGTAAGACTACATTAGCGTGTTCAATTGCTAATAAATATATAAGAGATACTTGTAACTCTAATAAGTTGGAATCTCCAGTTTATTTCATTAAATCGGCTAAGTTTTTAGAAGAAGTACGAAGTCAATTTGATAATCCAGATCCAGCGTTTCAACATATTATGAAGTTAGTTGAGATTATTCCGTTACTTATTATAGACGATATTGGAGCAGAAAAAACCTCTGACTGGGTAAGAGAGAGACTTTTAAATCTAATCGACGAACGTTATAGTAATAATAGAAGTACTATATATACAAGTAATTGCAGTTTAGGGCAGATAAGTGAATCGTTAGGTTCTAGATTAGCTGATAGACTTCGAGAATGCGAGATGTTGCAGTTTAAAGGAACTTCAAAGAGAGGTGTTAAGTAGTGTCAGAAGAGAATATGGAACAAGAGCAAGCACAATCTACTAATAATATGCAAGACAGTATTATACATGTTCAAGTACTTAACTGGTTATTAAATAATAATGATATAATGCCTTTGCTTAATTATGAAATAGATGAGACATATTTTCCAGGATATGAGGCAGAATATAACTATATAATGAGTTACTATGAAACTAGTAAGCTAAAAGACGGAAAAGGAACTGTACCTGATAAGGTTAAATTCGCATATGACTTTCCGGATTTTCCTCTATTTGAAACTGGTGATGCTATAAAGACTATGTGCGAAGAATTGCTAGAACAGAAGTGTTATAGTATGTTTGTACAATCGTTACAAGAAGGTGCTAAAAAGAGTAAGACTAGCAGTTTTGAGGCTATAGAATTTATTAGAAATGAGATGGATACCCTTCATAGATTTGCCAATAAAACTATGGGAAATGGAACAGACTTAGCTAGACAAGCTGGAGAAAGACTGGAAGATTACATTCGTAGAATAGAGACTAAAGGATTATTAGGTATACCGTGTGGATTAGAAAGTATGACTAAAGCACTACATGGATGGCTACCGGAAGACTATGTAGGAATTATAGCGCGTACAAATGAAGGTAAGTCATGGCTACAGTTGTATTTTGGAATACAGGCGTGGTTAGCTGGTAAAAAAGTAGGCATATATTCTGGAGAAATGGGATCTCTTATGTACGGATTTAGATTTGATACCATGTATAAACATTTTAAGAATAGTGGACTTATTGCTGGAGATGTTGATTTAGGTAAATCTGATGAACCTGAAATAGGAGCTAAGAGCTTAAAAGAATATAGAGCATATATTGATGGATTGGTAAATGGAAATTATCCAGATTTTAGAATATTTACACAAAAGGATTTACAGGGTCAGATGACTGTAAACAAAATGAAAATACTACAAGACAGATTTGGTTTTGAATACTGGGGTTTAGACCAATTATCTCTTATGGCAGATGATAGAAAGGGAAGAGAGGAAAGGATACGCTACGGTAACATTAGTGAGGACTTGGCAAGATTTACAGAAGAATGTCAAGTTCCGATTATATTACTTCATCAAGCAGGTAGAAAGTCTGCGGAGAGCAAGAAAAAAGATGCAGGAGCAACCCCAGAACTTGAGGATTCATTTGGATCTGATGCAGTAACACATCATATGACTAGACTTATATCTTTTACACAAATCGAAAATGGTGCTAAAATTAAAGTTCCCAAAAATAGGTATGGAATGAAAGGACAAGAGTTTAATGCAGTTTGGAACATCGACTTTGGAATATTTAAAGACATGAATACTCAAGATATTAAGGACAATTTATTTTAGGGGGAGTCTATAATGTTACTTATACAAACAGACAAGGTTCAAGAACAATGTAATGCTTGTCATGGATGGATAGATGTAAAATGTATTAAAGTTGGAATAGATAGAACATTTATGAGTAATATAGCTCTTTGTAAATCGTGTAGAAGTCTGTTGCATAAGCGTTTACATGAAGAGGAGGAAAAAGAACATGCTAACACTTGATGGAATTGTAATATTAGCAGACGTTGAAACTATAATAGAAGATTTACAACATGATCTACATGCTAATGGTATACATTATTTAGCAGATGTGCGAAGTAAAGATACTGCAAAAAATGTTATGGTTACCTGTATATCGCATAATAACGGACAAGAGAGAAAGCCATCACTAGGTATATCGAAGATGGATGTTGAACGAAACGGTAAGTTGTACCCAGCAGGTACAGCTCACTGTTTTACTTGCGGATATACTGCGGACTTATTTGAGTTTGTTTCTCATTGTTGGGGCACTAATGATAGGAATTATGGTAAGCGATATGTGTTACGAAAGTACAATACAATGGATGTTGCACAACGTCCTGATATAACCCTTAATTATAAACGTGAACGTAAACGGGAACTTAGTTATAACTATTTGGACGAATCGGAGCTTGATTTATATAGATATACAAGTGACTACCTTTATGAAAGGGGATTTGACGATACTACTATAGACTTTTATGAATACGGACTTGACATAAAGAATAAAGCTATAACAATGCCAGTTAGAGATCACAAAGGTGGACTTGTATTTATTAAGAAAAGATTTATAAAACCTCCGCCCGGCGGAGACAAGTATATGAATGAGAAGGGTATACCAAAGCAACATATATTATATGGATTTTATCAAGTTCTACTATTAATACAATCTATAAACAATGGAACATGCACAAACAAAAAACTAGAAGAAAATTATAAACGATATGGATTGTTTTTGACCGAGGGAGAGTTTAATGCTAGTTATCTAATGCAAAATGGTTACCCAACAGTTAGTTTATTAGGTAGAATATTATTTGAGGATAAGACAAAGAAATACACTATGCAGAAAGAGTTGTTACTAAGATACGGAATACGAGATTTAGTATTGTGGATGGATAACGATGATCCAGGAAAAGAAGCTATTGAAAAGATAACTCAACAAACTTATCGAAATTTTAGAGTGTTAATCCCAGATTTTTCTCAGTTTCCTCAATTAAACGATGCAAATAACTTTACACCGGAACAGCTTGATCAACAAACATTTATAACTCCGTGGTAATTCGTGGAGTTATAAATGTCATTACATAATTCTACATAATTATATAGCACTTGCAAATTATAGCGAATTCATGTATAATAGTAAACGTAAAACATGTTAAAATTACACAGTTTTACAGTATGCTACACAAACTGCATACAAATAGTTACATAATGTTATATAGCTAATTTGTATATACTTTACATGTAGTTACAAAAAATTACACAATATTGGAGGTGCAAACAGACAGTACAAGCTACTAGAAGCTATATCTAGACACTAAACACTAAAAAATAAAAATTATATGGGGGAATAAAAATGAACGCAACTTATTTTGAGTATCAAAAAGGATTTGAACACTTAGACTTACAAACTTGTGTGGAGTACTATCAAATAAACAGAAGTAGTTATCTACTAAACGTAATCTTATACAAGCTTAAAGGTACAATTAATTACTTCTTATATCAAAAGACAACACATCCCGATAAAGCAGAATTATTAGCACTCTATGAGGACAAGTTGATAGACTGCCTTAATAACTACGACAAGTCTAAAGGAACCTTATTTATCACATATTATAGTACATGTTTAAGTAATGCATTGATCAATTTTTACGAATCCCTACGTGGACAAGATGATTTAAGCTTAGACTATGAATATG